CTTGAAGCAGATAGGTATTTACAAAAGCTGCTTCAAATGGTTCGAAGTTTGTACCGGTACCGGAACTACCAACACTTCGACGGAATACCTGTCTAACTTCTTGCACTTCGTCTGGCAAGACATACTCTTGTTGTTCTTCAATAATAGACAGGAACAAATAGCTACTTTCAACACTGCTACCAGCTCGCTGGCGATACTTACGCAATGCTTGATCAATACACATAGTATAATGAGAAGGGTCAAGTTCAACATCCACCATATCTCCGCCTAAACGGAAATAAATGTAGTCTGTAATATCTTTTCGTAACGTAGTTAGATCAGCCATTAATAAAAGTTCCTATTGCAGCAGGGGAAGGTTAGTCCCCCGCATAGTATTTATTTAGAAACCTTTAGTAATACTATATGTTCATTTAGGCGTCCATTCATTTTTGTCTCAGTTGCCTTAATATCGTTCATAAATGTGCGTAATGCTATTTTACCAGCCTTGCCAAACTCTTTAAGTTGCACTTCGGGTTTACGTAGTGTCTTTTGAGTGCTTAATTTTTCATCAAAGAATAGTAAAGTTGTTCCTTTAACTGTTAAAATAGCATGTTCCTCTGTAACATACTTGCCTAGTTTGCGGTTTTTAGTGTTAAACACCCAAAGTTCACTAGCACCTACTATTGTAGTAGGATCAATACTAACAATCTTATATCGATTATCGTCTGTTTTAAACTTTAACTTAGAAACAATCTTATCAGCACTTCTAGGCTTGGGCTTTCGAACTGCACGGTTTGCTTTCTTAAGATTAGCATATGCATCAAGATCGCTAAACATTGTATCAAAGAATTTTACAAACATAGCTATATCTTTTTTACTAAAATTGTCGTATCCTTCCTTAATTTGCTCCCAAGTATCCTGCTCTGCTTCGCTCATCTTTTTAAGTTGTGTGGCAGTAGGCATGGATTGCAATAACGCAAACTCAGCAGCAATTGGCTCGTAATAACTACGGATCTTACTAATATGTGCTTGAGCCACTGTGTTAGTTTTTAGGTATTCAAACATTTTAGGAATGTCTGAACTAGGTTGCATGTCCACTAATACTTCAAGATCGCCAATAATTTCACTAAGTTGCTCGTTCATCCTGTCTTGTATAGTAGGCTTATAAACATCAACTTTCTTCTTAACTTCAACTTCTTTAACTAACGGCCTGCCAGACTCTGCTAGTTCAGCAAAGCGTTTTGCCATCCATTCATGTGTTGATTCAGGTATAGGATCTACGTCAGACAATCCGTCATAATAGCAATAGGCTGCAATATGATTATACGTAAAATTAAACTCAGGGTTAGCAAGGATAGATCTGGTCGTTTCCTTATTAAATTTCTTTTTAACATATGATTTAATAATTGGAGAACAAACTTTTGTCTCGACTTCATTATGAAAAGCCCTGGTAAAATGCCTGATTCCACGTGACGTGTCAAGTGCCAGTACCCCAGTCTTAGCTTTTCTTGCGTTAACTTTCTTCTTTTTCTTAGTCGTTAGAAGTGAATTTTTCGCCATTGTATTCCTCCATGCCCTGGATAAGGCTCATAATGTCTGCAATATCAAGATTGTCTACAGACTCGTTTGCTACTGTCTCTACCCATTCCCGTTGGAATGTAGATATAGGTATTTCTTTTCGTGTATTAAAATCAACAATCTTTGCCATATTTAACTCTTTCACTTTAGCTTACCTACATAGTAACACGCATGCACTGAATGTCAACCATTAACCGCTAAATATTTCAGACATGGCTGACGAAGTACCATATAGATCTCCAAAAGAACGGGCAGAAGATGCAAGAATAGAGCATCAGCGGCAGATGGACCGCGAATACGACGAAAAATTTAGTGAAAATCAAGCTAATGAAAAAAAAGTTGCAAAACAAAAAGCTGAGGATCAAGCTAAAAAATTTAAAGAAAAAATGTTAAGGGCTCAACAAGCTAAGACAAACGCTCTTTTAATTGAAGTAGGGCGTAACGGAATATTGATATTTATTTTGTATGTTGTTTCAGACGCATTGTCAAGATATATAATACTTCATTTACTATAGAAAATTACTCTAACGAGATCATACGCAAATCTATCCAGAAATATAATGTTGTAAGACCCACGACGAAGAGTGCTTGAAAAAGTAGCAGATGCCAGTATTTTATCATCTAGCTGTATTTATTTACAAACTAGATCCCATATAAATACTATAACTAAGTTAAGGATTCTAAATATGCCTAGAATATCCATGTGGAAAGAGGGAGCTCATTCCAATGATTTTAAGTTCTTTGATCGTACAATTAAAGAACAATTCACTGTGGGCGGAACAGGAATACATGTTCACAAATACCTAGGAATTATGAACCAAGGTCCAAGCGCAGACCTTAGCCAGCCTCAAGCAACAGAAGATGACCCACTTGCTATACAGGATTTTTTATTCTTAGAAAATAGAGATAGGAAGTATGAGCAAGACGTATATAACATGCGTGGTATATACAATGTTGCTGATACTGATTTTGATTTAAGTCAGTTTGGTTTGTTTTTACAAAACGACACACTGTTTATTACATTTCATCTTGCTGACATGGCTAGCACACTAGGCCGAAGTTTAATGAGTGGTGACGTTTTAGAATTGCCGCACTTAAAAGACTATAATAGCCTGGATACGAGTTTAGAAGTTGCACTTAAACGATATTATGTGGTACAGGAAGGTACTAGACCTACTGAGGGATATAGCCCAACTTGGTGGCCACATCTATGGCGGGTTAAATGTACTCCACTAGTAGACGCTCAAGAATACCAAGATATCCTTAATAAGATACAGATTGACGAGAACACTGGCGAAAGCACAGGCAGTACGCTTAGAGATCTTCTCAGCACGTACTCCAAAGAGCTTGAGATTACTAACAAAGTAGTAGAGCAGGCAGAAGTAGAGGTTCCCAAAAGCGGTTACGATACTAGCAAGTTTTATGTGGTTCCAGCAGATTCAACTGGTAAACCCATGGATCCACTGGGGTACACTGCTGATGATTCCAATCAGACATCTGATAGTACTCTAATAACTGCTGATAGTACTCGTATAAGCCCAGAAAACTCTCTCGCATACAGCGGATACTTAGTTGGCGACGGGCTTGCTCCTAACGGTGAAGCAGTATCAATGGGTACTAGTTTCCCAACTGATGCAGTTGAAGGTGATTACGTTCTTAGAATGGACTTTTTACCAAATAGACTATTCCGTTTCAGTGGCACACGTTTTGTTAAGGTCGAAGACAATGTTAGAAGTAACCCAACGCCAGGAAAGAGCACTAGCCTTAGCTCAGGGTTTATTAATAATACAGCAACAACTACCCAGGATGATAACACTGTGATATCACAGCGTCAAGCATTAAGCAAGGCTCTAGAAATTCAGGAAGATGAATAATGCCTCAACAGTTTTTTTACGATAATCAAGTACGTAGGTTCTTGTTACAGTTTATTCGTGCATTTTCAAACTTCCAAGTTGAATTTGGCAAAGATAGAACAGGAAATACTACATTGCAAACTGTGCCTGTTAAGTACGGAGATGCTACTAGACTAGTATCTAGTCTTCTTAGAGACAATAGTGAAAACAAGATTATCCCAACTCCAATGATTAGTTGTTATATCAATGCTATGGAGTATACAGTAGATAGACGGCAAGATCCTACTTTTGTGGACAAACGTCATATCCGTATGAGAAAATTTGACCAAGATTCAGGTGAATATACTACTCAACAAGGCAATGCGTTTACAGTAGAACGGTTAATGCCTGTTCCGTACAACCTAACATTGAATGTAGACATTTGGACTAGTAATACTACACAAAAATTACAGTTACTAGAGCAAATTTTAGTTTTATTTAATCCTTCACTTGAAATACAAAGCACAGACAGCTACTTAGATTGGGGAAGTTTAAGTTATATTGAACTAACCGGAGTAACTTGGAGTAGCAGAGCAGTTCCTGTTGGCGCAGATGAATTAATTGATATTGCTACATTAACATTTAATGTTCCAATTTGGATTTCACCACCGTCTAAGGTTAAAAAACTTGGAGTTGTTAATAAAATTATTGCTAGCATTTTTGATGAAAGCGGTGATCTTGCTGACGGCGTAATAGATCAAAACATATTAATGGGCACTAGAATGAAATTTGCACCCATGAACTATGGAATTTTACTCCTAGGTAATACGTTAACTATCCTTGAAATTCAAGAATCAGTGACTAATAAAGTAGAGCCAACAAGCATTGAAAACGACCCACCAGTTAAAATTGGGGTAGATGATATCACTTGGCGAGCAGTAATTAACCAATATGGTGAGTTACAAGCTGGCATAAGTCAAATTAGACTTGACTTTGGCACAGGAGAGATTGTAGGAACAGTTGCACATCATCCTAGTGACGATACAAAACTCTTGTTTACTGTTGATGGAGATACTATACCTACAAATGACTTGCCTCCAGTATTAAAAGTTATAAATCCTCTAAAAGTAGGACCAGACGCTGGGCTTGCTACATCAGCTACTGGGCAGAGATATTTAATTCTTAAAGGTATTGGTGCCAAGGACAATACAGACGGACCAGATGCTTGGAAAGATACATCTGGAAACGACTTTATCGCTAGCCCTAATGACATCATACAATATGATGGAATAAGATGGAATGTAGCATTTGATAGCAGTACAGACTCTGGAGTACATTATGCAACCAACACTAACACTGGTATACAATACAAATGGACTGGTGAAAATTGGGTTAAAAGTTATGAAGGCGAATATAAAGCAGGAGATTGGCAATTAGTAATTTAAAACAAAGTGCTGGTGCTGTTTTTTTCTCTAAGTCCACACTAAGATTTTTATTTTTACTCAGAGACGACACGAGTTTTAAAAACACCTGGGCATTTGTTGGTGGAAAAATTAACAATGACGAAAAGATAGTAGATGGATTATACAGAGAAATTGGCGAAGAAATTGGCTATGTTCCTGATATAGAAAAACTAATACCCATTGACCAATTTACTAACACTAAAAAAGGGTTTGAATACCACACTTTTATTGCAGTTGTTGAAGAAGAGTTTATACCAACCTTAAACAATGAACACAAAGGGTATGCTTGGACTAATATTCAAGGATGGCCAAAACCTCTCCACCCTGGTGTTTTCTCTACAGTAAAAACACAGGAAATTTCAGATAAAATTGCTACTGTAGTAGATTTATTCCGCACCTAAGTTTATGATGCTACAGAGCCGTAATCCACTGCCAGGTTTTGAAACTCAGGATCCATTAAATCGTATATGTCTGGGGTACTGGCTGTTCTACGTCCGAAAGCATCAACGACTGTGTTTGCTGTTAGCCCACTCTCAGCACTGCCTGTTTGTTCTCGTTCTTTTGCTAGATCAAAGTTTCCGTCTCCACCAGGGGGATCTATAAATGAACTAGTATCAAACCCAGTATTATCTACAATACCTAAGTTTGAAGTAGTAATCTTTTTAAGTGTTCCGCCGTCATCTATTAGAATAAAATCTACATCAGAAGCATCTGTAGTAGTAGTTGCTGCATCTGAGTTAGCAGTTGTAATAACTGTTCCTGCTACTGCTGGTAATGTTACAGTAACGTCAGCAGTACTTGCAGGCCCAATTAAAGTTACCTTATTAGTGCCATTGTCGCTGTCTTCAAAAAACTCAATAAATCCTGCTGAAGTTGCCGCGTTCTTTACAGACAGTCCAGCGTTAAATATATCTTTTGCAGTTGATGTTGATATACCAACTTGTGCGGTTGTTCCACTTATTTCAACATTTGCATTTATATCAACTAATGTTGCGTTTAATTCTATTTCATCTGTTGCATTTATATCTAATGTAGTTGCATTTGGAGCTCCAATGCTCTGACTTGCGTCATTGAACTGGATTACATTTGTGCTGTTTAGGAGTATTCCTGTATCAGCAACATGAGTAAGAGTTACATCATCATCGTCTCCTAATGAAATAACTGCACCATCTGCTAAAAATAAATCACTAAACTCTAATGCACTTGTACCAAGTGCAGCTCCGTCTGAAGCATCTGGTACAAAAGCAGTTGTTGCAGTAATCGTCGTTGCAGAAAATATTCCGTTAGTAGCCAATCCTGTGTCAGCAGTATGGGTTAATGTAATATCTTGTTCATTACCAAAATTTATAACTGCACCATCTGCCAGAAATAAATCTGAAAATTCTTTTGTTGCAGAACCAAGAGTTGTTCCGTCTGCACTTGTAGGAAGAATAGATGTTCCAAAAGTTCCTGTATTAATAACAGGTGCTGTTAATGTTTTGTTTGTTAATGTATCTGTTGTTGCTTTACCAACTAGTGTATCTGCCGCCGCTGGTAACGTAACAGTAACATCTGCTGTACTGGCTGCCCCTTGTAATGTTACCCCGTTTGTACCGTTATTTGTGCCTTCTAAAAACTTAATTTGTCCACCCACTGTAGATGAAGCTGCACCCATAACAAGCGAGTGTCCAGTTGCAGTTGTGGTTGTTGCGGCTACAGTTGTAATTCTATCTGTGCCGTCGACTTCAATTGTAACATTTCCTGTTCCACTGTCTACAACAGTAACATTACTATTACCTGTGGCAATAGAAGTTGTGCTTACATTACCAATTTCAGTATCAACATACGCCTTAATACTCTGTTGTGTAGAAAGTTGGGTAGCACTATCACTAGCCATATTATCTTCGTCTAGTATTGCTGTACCGCTTACGCCTGTATTAATAACAGGACTAGTTAAAGTTTTGTTAGTGAGTGTTTTAGATGTACCTGAGAATAGTGTATCAATTTGAGCAAGTGTTGCTCTACCTTCTGTTCCTCCATCTGAAATAAGAATTTGATCGCCCGTTGCAAGAGTGGCCGATGTTAAATTAGTAGCATTGTCGATATTTACAATTGCTTCAACTGCACCAAATTCTAATGCACTTGCGCCAGAGTTTACTTTCAATACCTGCCCAGCACTTCCAATGCTTAATGCTACGCCTGTACCGCCATGGTTAAGGGGAACCGTTTCTCCAGATTGGAATTCTGCCAAACCTGTGGCGACATTATCAGCATTAAAGACGGTTCTTATTGGAGTTTTATCTGCCATAATGATATTTATCTATTAAAATTGGAACAAGGTTATCTCAGCATTTGCAAACGCACTTCCGTTTGCAAATGTAAATGTTTTAGAGCCCTGGAACACGGGCCTATTTTCTACTGTTCCATTAAATTCAAATGTTGTGTTTGCAGTGCTTAATCCTCCAGCCTCTGAAAAGAACTTTACTAGTACTATTGCTTGTCCCACTCCGCCACTTTCTGATGTAATAGCAAGTTTGTTTCCACTAACAACTTGTGAATTATTTGGTAAAGTAACACCACCAGCAGATATCGAAATAGTACCTGTTCCATCACTAGAGATTGTTGATCCAGCAAGGTCAATTGTGTCACCTGATAGATAAAGATCTCTCCATCTTTTACTAGTACTGCCTAAGTCATATGTTATGT